GTGTTGCACTTGCAGCATCAGCACCAATAAGTAAGGGCACAGGTGATCCTGAATAACTTATCAGGTTTCCTGCCGTTGTACTTCCATTTGTTGTTCCTGTAGTGTCGTTGTTGTGATAAATTTTTGACAACCCTGTTGTTTGGTTATACGTTGCTATTATGTTTTTCCAACCTGTAAATGCTTCTGTTGTTGCTTCATCAATTGTAGCATATATATATCCTGACCCTATTCTTAATTCAAATTGTAATGTAGTAACATTACCCCCACTATTAACTAACTTTATACCCCAACCCCCTGAACTAACACACCCTAAAATATACTGTGTATCAGATCCTGTTGTTATATCCCAAACACTAGGTTTTACCCATAAAGATATTGTTAATGCACTTGTTGGCCTTAATACTGCTGAATCATTTACCGCAACAAAATCATCAACTCCGTCAAATGTACAAGAGTATTTATTAAAAGTAGGTGTACCATAGAAAATGTAGTTTGTTCCGCTTGGTTCAGGGTGCTGTGTGTATTGTACCTGTTCTGTACCTGCTTTTTCATCAACATACATTTTTCCCTTAGTTACTAAGCCCTGCACTACACCATTGTCATTATTTACTGGCAATACATCAGTTTCGCTTACAGGTGCTTTATTAGCTGTTACAGATACAGTGCCAATCCAACTTACTTCATATACTTCATAAGTCCAATATCCAGCAGGCTCAAAATTGACCTTTCCTGTATAGATGTCAGTTATTATATTATAGTCAAATGTAAACTTGGTAAATCTATTATTTATAGTTTCTGTTGCTCCATAAGAATATTGTACAGACTTATCCATAACATTTGTAAATTTTAACAAATGCCTAATATTGCTGCTTGCTACTGCGGTGTTGATTCTATTATCCTCAGTTTGCAGGTATGTTGTTAGATTGGTCTTAGTGATTGCTTGTATCATCCTACTATATAATAGAAAAACCTTGTTTTTATTTGCTATAAAAGAAAAGAGGGCTAAAAAGCCCTCTAATCAAGAAATATATAAAAACTACTAATAAGATTAAGAAGTAGTAGGGAATGTTCCTGCTTCATTGACAAAGCCAGACTGATCCCATGGAGTTGTTGTATAATCTTCTAAGAAAGCAAAAGGTATTGCTTCCATGCCGTCAAAGGTCATAGTGTATCCGTTTCTGTCACCAAATGCTGCCCCACTATCAATCGTTCCTGCATTTAATTCCATTCCGTTAGCCATTCCTAAAGCAATAAACACGTCATGCCCATTAGCTAACTGTTGGTTTAATTGTGCAAAAATTCTTACTTTAGTTTGACCTAAAAGTTTTATTTCGTTTTGATCTTCTTTTGTAAGTCTATTTAAAATTATGTTAACAGTTGGAGTGTAATAGATAGTTCCATTTTCACGACTACCAACAATAGTGTCAGTAACACTAGCCACTCCAAGCGGCATAACATATTCAAAGATAGTAGTAGAGTTCCAATCAATCGCATCAATTTCTAAAGGGTGTGTTGCATCATAAGTATAAGATACGTTTGGGTCAAATACTGAGAAAAATATTTTTTTGACACCTCCTGATATTCTATTACAATCAAGTCCTCTACCTTTTGTTAAATTTGTACAAGCCATATTATTTTATTTTTTAAAGGTTAAGAGAGCAAGGGTTTTTACACCCCTGCTATCATGATTAATTTTATTATGATACTCTTACAATATCTGAACCTACACCAGTTTGAACACCTGCTGAATAGCGACAAACTACACGTAAATTATCACTACCGTCAAGTTGGCTCATGTCTAACATATTTATTCTTGTTGCATCAGATAATAAGTCAGTTCCAAAGAACATGTTTGATTTTTGTGCAATTACAAGCTCATCATTACCCATTCCATTGCACATAGCAAGTTTAAAACCTTGATATAAAGGTTTGTAATCACCATTCATTTGATAAGCATTTACATATCCTAAAGTAGATACTGCTGCAATATACATTTGGTAAGAAGTTGGTGACAAGTAAATATGCAAGTCATCTTTACCATATAAAGCATCTGAAACAGAATCAACCCCTGCTTGTAAGTTAGCTAAGATATTTGCTGCTGTAAAAGGTGAAGCTGAAGCTGCGGTCTGAACAACTGTCGCATCTACACCTGGAAGTAATAATCCTACTGCACCTGTAACCATTCCTGTGAACTCACCTGAGTTAGCAGTGTTGCCTGTCCATATACATTTTTCTGTGTTAGAAGCTATAATCTCACCTATATAAGAAATAATGTAATCTTCAAAAGTAGCTGATGGATTACCCCCTGCCCCTGCTCTCATTGTTAAAGCTTCCCAAGAATCTAAAAGTTGCTTCTTACAAATGTCAAGATTTACTTGAACCAATTTTGGCTCAATAGTTTTTTCTGTTAATGCTAAAGTTGTTCCTGCATTTTCGGTAAAATCACAAGTAGCATCATGAACCATTGATGTTCCCTCAATACGAGTGATGTTTGATTTGTACTTCACATTTTCCATCATTGTAAAGTAGTCTAATGAATTTACTGCTTGTAGGGCGGCACTGATATAAAACCCAGCACTTTTCCCTTCAAAGTTTGGTTGTGTTACTGTTGGTAAAGGCATAATTTTTCTTTTTTTTAATTATTTATTTATTTATTTGATAATGTGTAAAGTATTTTTTCTCTTTTACTCATTTTACTTAAATCAGCTTTGAGAACTTTATTGTTTTCTGAGCTGAATTTATTTGTGTTAATTGGTTTGTCAGCAGGTGATTCTGCTAATTCCGTTTTTAGTTTTTTGTTTTCAGCTTTTAACTTTTCAATTTCTTCTTCTGCTGAAAATTCAACTACTTCTGTTGTTTTGATTGTCTTTGGGTTTGTAGATGGCTCAACAACTTCTTCTGCCATTTCTTCTACATCTCCTGTTTCTCCAATTCTAGATTTAAGATCAGCAATAGCGTCCTCAAGATTTTTCACTCGTTTTTCCATTCCTGCCCAATCATCAGCAGCAACTTCATCATCATCTTCTCCTCTATCTTCACCTAATTCTTCTTCTTTAACTTCTGCCATTTCTTCTTTTTCAGCTTCAACTTCTTCTTCCGTTTCAGATTCAATAACCTCACCAACTACCCCTTCTTCTTCAACTCTAAAAGATACGCCTGTGTCAGTTTTATAAGTTCCGATAGGTAAAAGGATTGTCGTTCCGTCCTCAGTCAAAACGCTTATATCCACCCCTGATTCTAATTCCTCAGCAGTAGAAACAAAGATTGTACCATCTTCGCTTTTTGCTTGCCAAGCCAATTTAACTTCTTCTTCGGCTTTGTTTAAGCCAAGTGCTACTAGTATTTGTTCTTTAATATCCATAGTTTATTATTTAGGTTCTGCTATATAATAGAATTATTTTTGTTTTGTTTGATTTTCCTTTATTATTTCGTTTAAAGCTGATAGTATTTCTTCATCAGTAGGTGCTTTTTCTGACATCTTTTCCATTTTGTCCGTAAAATAACCTTCGATTGATAACCCTTTAAGTTCACCACCCTTAACTTTACTCCACAATTCATCATTTGTTATTTTCATCTTAACGAACCACGTTCCGTTAGGTAAGTCATATCCGTATAATTTAGATTTGTCACTATCCCCTTCCTTTATCCAAGATTCAACAGTTAAAACTCCTGATACTCTATCTTGATGTTCATAGGTTGCTTTATGATGATTGTTATGTTTTAAATAGAGTTCAGATGCTTTTCTAACTGTTTCAGGGCTGAAATACACATAGTATTCTGAATCAGTATTAGGATCATATCTGAATATTTGTTTGTTAGGGATTAAAGCAGGACTGACGAGCATACGTTTTTCTTCGTCTACTTTAGCAAAAGTTAAGTTGTTCTTTTCTTTTCCAAAATAAACAAAGTCCTGTTCTATTGCAGGTGCTGATACTAGACTTATAGCATCAATAGCTAGTTCTTGGCTGTCATCATCAATAACCAATTCTACAATAGATGTAGTCTTTTCGTAATAGTCTTTGTTGGCTTCTTCACATTCAGCGATAGTATCATACTCGCATTCTCCTGTTTCTCCCCATTTTACTTTTCCGTC